AATGTAAGTAGCCACATCCTTATTATAGAACCAAAAGCCTTCTTCCCTGCGGACGAACTCATTATCGATGTAATCATACCATTTTTCTTTAAAGTCTATCGGATATTGTTCCCAATCAAATACTGACTTTATTTTTTTTAATATTTTAGGATATTCTGTATATTCCCACTTATTTGTTTCAAACTTATGTATGTTGTTAGCTTTTGGTAAAGCTATTTTTAAGTTTTGTATTTCGTATATTTCACCTATTGTGCCTGTTTTACTTATTACAATAACATCATGTTCTTTGTTGTAACCGTACTCCCATTTTTTATAACGGTTCATACGTTTTAAAACCTTTGGCTTTATATGATCTTTTAAAACTTTATATAAACTTTGCTCGTACATTACTTAGATCTACCTTCTGCAAAACCTTTAAAAGCTCTTTCTTCTTTGACTTCTTTTGGTTTTTCGTTTAATAAGTTTTCTTCTTCTTCGATACGACTAAGTATTTCAAAGGCATCGAATATAGCTAGCTTTTTAGTTGCTGCCGCGTTTTTAAGTCTGTCAGCTGATATATCATCATCTGAATCAACAATAGCTTCTTTAGCTACTTTGATTAATTCTTCAACTGCTCGCTGCCCAGCTTGGATTATATTCTTCTTCGTTTCCTTGGTGTTCATACTTAATTACAATATCATTAGATTTCATACAGTAAAGTCTCTTTCCTTCAACTAAAAATTCCCATTCACCGTTTGGCGTATAGCCAACTAAGCTTCCTGGGGTTATTCCTAGCGCTTCTAAGGACTTATTACCATATTTTAATATACCAATAAGCTTACGCTCTTTATCAAGCGTTAGAGAATCATTACTTTTTATGGGTGTTATGAAACATCTGTCACCAACAGTGTTCCAACCTTTTTTATTTTTATATAAATAAACCTGGTCAAGGCTACAGAAATACAAATCATTTTTAAAATAAGATCTGCTTTTCTTTTTCTTACCTTTCATGTCATAAAAGGTTCTAAATACATTTTGGTGTATAACAACTATATCACCTTTTTTAATGCCGGATTTAAAAGCTAATGGTGTTTCTATAACTTGAGCTAAGCGGTTTACAAACTTCCAGTTTTCAATTTTAGTATTGACAACTATTTCTTTACCCGCTATTTTAACTGTGTTTTTATATTTATCACCAATTGGCTTTACAATAAAGTCATATAAGCTTTTCATTAGTATTCTAAATCATACTCAACTGATACAGCCATATTGCAATTAAATTTTTTCCAAGGCAATACTTCGTTGTTTTTCTTTATATGAATATTGTAAGATCTATCAGTTTCTTCAAATAATATATAAGCAATTTCATGCCCTCCATAAACCTGTTGACCCACAGAGTAGTGCATAGCTTCATTTTTATAATCAGAACCTATGCTGATTTTTCTTATAACTGAATCCACTACTCTTCTTCTTTTTCTATTTTAGTATACTCACCTGTTTTAAGATCTATAGATATTTTTCCATATTCTTCTTCAAGTTCTTTTTTAGATTCTTCTAAAACATTATTTAGCTCTGCTACTTTATGTAATAAAGCGTGTTTTTTGCTTTCTAAAACACCTATTTCAATTACTGTTTCTTCTAGTTGCTTGTTTTGTTCTACAACTTTTTTTAGTTGTTCTTCTGTAATTTTTGCCATTTGATTTAATTTAATTTAATTGTTTTATAACTATATAGTTACACTTGTTTTTTAAAATCTACTCACTACTGTAAAAGAACAATGTTGTTAAGAGGGTCAGAACCTGGTGCAGATGCTTGGATAGATTTCCAAGCTATAGGTAAAAATTGAGCACTTACATATGGAAAACCAATATTAAACATAACTTTGTCGTTAGCTAATGTACCTTTTACATTGCATTTGTTTACAGCATAAATTGTTACACACTCATTGTTCCAAAATTTAGTAGAATCAGGAGGCCTAAGCTCGTTTCTGCTTACGCCAACTTCAATATTTCCAGAACCACTAGGACCTGTGCCAAAAGGAATATCTGTAAAAGCTTCTCTTAAAACAGCATTAGAAAACTCTAGCGTCTCACCTGCCATGTTCTGGTTAGTAAGCGCTGCTAAAGAAGGGTTTAAATATTCTGCTGTTACTTGAGTTACTACGCCTAAAGAGTCCGTTGTTACGATAAACGAATACATGTCGTTAATGTCTAAACCTAAATCATCTACTACAGTTTTAAAACTACCACCATCTGGCTTTACGCGTACTGAAATAGGCTCAGCGCTGTAACCAGTAGTAGTATTAGATATTAAAACAAGTGGTGTTTTGGATCGTATTATACTGTTAGTGAAAAATATAGCTTTAGTAGCAAAATTATTTGTACTTGATATATAACTTCCCATTTTTTATTTATTTTATTTATTACTTATTGATTTAAACTTTTCTGCACCGCGAGAACCAAAATAGGCTACATACACAGTTGTTGTTAATGTTTTTAATAGATTTATCCATTCTTGTTCTACTGTAAAATCTATATATCCATGACTATCTACCCATATAAAAGATACGGTCATTATAGTTAAAAATATCAAACTCATAGGTCTAGTGTTTTTACTAAGCCAAGAATCTGATGCCATATCGCTAGCCCATCGTTTAGAAACTTCTTGAGCTTCTATTATATCTTGCTCTAATAGCTTTAAAGCCATTTCTTTATCTACAACGGGTAAAGCTTCGTCTTTGTCTATTATGTTTTTTACAACACCTAACAAGCCTTTGTCTGGTAAAACGTCTGCTAGTGAATCTAGTACTCCAGATTTACCAAGCAAAAATTGACCAACTTTAGTATCTTTAAATTTTTTTTTAGGCATTTTTATAAGCCTCGTCTTCCCAAGGTAGGTTTTTAGCTCCTTCGTTCATTTTAGCTCTAGGATATATTTTACCCTTCCAATAAACGTTTTTATCATCATAATTTAAGTCACCTCGCTTCATTTGATCGATATGTACCATTTCATGGTCTATAACATCTTGTATTCTTGAAGGGTCTACATTTTTATTTATAATGATCGTGCCATTATTATTAGCCTTACCCATTACATCGTCTTCCATATCAACATGATATATAGGAGTGTTATTTATTTTATATGGTGGATTATTGAGTTTAAAAGCCATTTATTATATATTAATTCTGTTACGTTTTTAGGCATTGTTGTTGAAGGCCTAAACGCGAACTCAGAGGCATAAGTTTTATTGTCTTTTATTAAAAAATCTATTCTAAAAAAATCTAATTTAAGCTTTCTTGCTATGTTAGATATTTTTTTATATGTATCTTTTAAATCTACATACTTATTTTCTTCTTGTATGTAATCTATTACATTGTTTCTACCATTTTGAAGAGAGGCTATTATTGGGTTTCCATAAAGAACAAAAACTTTTAGTTCGTATCTTGCGTGTATATATTCTTCTACTATTACACCTCTTTCAGCTTGGCTAAGCATTAATGGTTCTTTTTCCCCAGCAGATTTATCAAGAACTTTATTCATGGTTTTATTACCATAAATTTTTTGACTTGACTTTATAAAAACATTTCTGTTTTCAGACATATGAGCTGGTTTAACCACAAAATTTCCATTAAAAAATCTTTCAAAATTTTCTTTTTTATTTGAATAATATATTAAATTTGGAACATTTAACCCGTGTTTTATAAAAAATTTTTTAGCGAAATATTTATTATTTAGCTTTTTTAAATTTTCACATTTTATATTATTTCTAATATCTAATGTTTCTTTATAGTCTCTACCAAATTCTAATTTATATTTTTCTAATACATAAGAATAATTAAACTTAGGATACCAGTTGTTTTTTATTGTTTTTTTTTGTAAGGAAACATTTTGTTTAATGCTCCTTTTCTAGCAGCACAGCCACAAGGGATATTTAATCCCTTGCTTACTGTATCTACTATTTTTTTAATACCAGTGGCCTTAGTGAATTTTTCTATATCATCTCCTAAACCTGTTGATCTCATAGTTTATTTTGCTGCGTCTGGTGCGTTAGCGGAAGAAGGAATTGGACCGTATTGATTTTCATCTAGAATTCTAGTCTCATCATCAACTCCCACTTCTACTATTGAAACACCTTTATTTCCAGGTAAAGCTTCTATGGCTTTAACAGTGGCATCTACTAGATTGAATTTTTTTTGAAATTCACGAAAATTAGTAGTAGGTATTCCAGTTGGTAGTAGTGATTCGTTTAATATTGTCATTGACTCACGATTACTAAATTTACACTTAAATCTATTCGCATAATCTCTGTCAGGATCGAAACCATCATTACCTCCAAAAACACTATTATATTGTAAACCGTCTAAAAATATTATAACATTATCTGGTATATAATATTTATAATCTTGTTCTAATGTTTCATTAGACCAGGTGAAACTATCTATTTTTGATCCTATTGCCACTATGTCATCTATATCTATAGAAACTGGTGGTCTTGTGTTTAAACTTTTGTCAGCATTCTGTTTAATAAATTCTTTGCTTATCTTGAACTGTATTTTTGCTCCCATTTTTATTTTATTATTTTTATTATTTTTATTTTTTATTCTCCTGGAAAAGCTTTATTAGTAAACACAAATCCTAATAGTTTCAATTCAAATCCATTACAATCCTCTTCATTATTTGGATCTACACCTAATATGTCATTTGGCACCCATTCTATTACTCCATTTCCTGGGTTTGAATTTATTATATCTTGCAATTGCTTGTGTGCTCTCCAAGCATATTTTACTGCTTTTTCTTGAGTACAACTTGGGAATTCACTTTGATTTCTCCAATCCCTATCATACAATACCACCTCAGTAGTTGTAGTTTTGTTGTATCCCATTCCACAATAACCCCAAACAAAACTTATTCTAGATGTTATTTTTGACATGTTGTCGTTTGGTGTAGCGTCTTGAGATTTCCACTCTGGACTTATTGACGGAGTTTTTAATATTAAACTTAAATATCTAGGATCGTCCATGTCAACTCCTATTACTTTATCTAAATTTATTAAGTGATAACCTTCAGATTCAGTTCCAACTCCTCCAGTTAATATACCAGAGTTTCCTTGAATATTTACTTCTCCTGTTATTGAAACTGGTCCACATGGGGTTCCGTGACAGTAGACTTTTAAAAATTTTGCCATTTTTTTTGTTTTTAATTTTTGTTATTTTGTTTTTTATTTATATTTTTTTTATTTTATGAAGCACCTTTTAAAGTCTCTAAAAGCTCACAGGCTGCTTCTTCATTTTGACTCTCTATCGCGTCATGAGAAGCATCTAAAAAATGCCCAGGACCTTCTATAATGCCTTTTTCTAACAGAGCCGATAATTCATCTAAACATGGAGTGCTTCCTACTCCTAGACTTCCTCCAGCCTCTGGACTTCCGTCAACAGCGGGAAAAAGATTAAAAGAAAAAGGTGTTGGAGTAACCGGTGCTGGAAACAAATCTCTAAACGTATCTATGTCTACACCTACTTTTACAGGTGTAACTCCACTTCCGGGGTTTGCTTCTATAGCTTCAATTGTAGCTTGAAGTAAATCAAATTTACTATTAATACAGTTTATCATTCCAAAGGTGCCAGCGCCTTTACAAGGAAAATCAACTCCATTTGGGATTTTAAACTGCCCACTCAACCATTGCTCATTCCAGCTAGTTATTACATTTGAAACTGATAAGCGAAACTTGTAAGGGTTTTGGACTTTAGTTGAACCTGGAATATTGTTATAAGGCACATCTTTAAGAAACAAAATAACATCATTAGTGTTAACTCTAACTTGTTTTGCAACGGGTTCTATAGGACCATCTTCAAGATCGACAATATCTAATTCTTTAACTTCACTACCAATAGAAACTATACTATCTATATCTATTAATATTCCTGGTACTCCCTCTCCTATTGTATCTGTAGAGCCATTTCCGGTTGTTGCGCTAAAATCGCTTTTTATATTGTTCGTATATAAAGGATGTATGTTAAATTGTATTTTTCCTGCCATTTTATTTTTTTTTAATATATATATTTTAGTTTATCCTATTGCTCCTTCAATTATCGCAATAAGCTCACAAGCTGTCTCTTCGTCGTTTTTAGCTATAATAATTTCTGCATCCTCTATAAATTGAAGTGGAACAAGTCCTTTTACTAACATAGCTACTAACTGCTCAACGCAAGGCCCCTGAACAGGCGGCGCTTCATTTCCTGGGTTTAAATAAACATATCCTAATAATAAAGCTTTTTTAACTTCTATAGTTTCAGCCTGAGGGTCTTCGTACCAACCTAAGATATCTGTAGGATTCCACTCAACTATACCGCTAGGCTTAGAATTAATGGCTGAAATTAATTGTTTATGTGCTTTGTATACTTGGCTTGCTGATACTTCAAAACCAAATTTGCTACCTAAAATAACTGTTTCTCTATTTATTAAGTTTAATTTATTAGGCGTTCCAAAAGGAGAGATCATGCCGTCACCTGGGTCACAAAAACCAAAAATAAATTGTATAGTTTTAGGAGTTGCATTTTCGTCATCTTCGTTTGGAGAAGGAGAACCTTTCATTACTAGCTCTAAAAAGCAAGCGTTATCACTAGCTTCATCTATATTTCCAATTTTTACAGATAAAACTTCATCTAGATTTATTAAATGGTAGCCAGCTCCTGCGCTACCCACCCCCTTAGTATCAATACCTACATTACCTTGATAAACAGTAGATTCTTCAGGCCAGTCGTAGCTATTAAGTTTATAACTACAGGGATTGCCATGACAGTATATTTTTAAAAATTTCGCCATTTTATTTTAATTATTTGTTTTCATCAAAAGGTAGTGTTTTTATAAAAAATATTTTACCTTCTTTTTTTAAATGTTTACTATATTTGGTTAATAAAAAATTATATTTTGATCTAGGTATTATGCCTAAAAAAATATCTGCAAATATAAAATCATATTTATTTTCACCTAAATCAACTTCATAGGCATCAGCCTCTATTATATTCCAGTTTTTTTCTGGTATATTATGTAGTTTAATTATCTTAGGATCATATTCTATTATAGTTGTAGATTCAACTTTATCAGATTGCTTTCTAGGACCATAAGCGCTACCCATACCTACGTATAATACATCTCCGTAAAAATTTTCAATATCTACATTAGATTTTTTAAAATACTTAGGGCATATTTTATCCCATAAAGGTAGGGTGTAGTTCAAATTTTTAATTTTTATCAACTTATTTATTTATTAATCATATTTCATTTGAGCAGGTACATTAGGTCCAGTTGGAAGTTTTTGCTTGTGTTTTTTACCTTTTTTCTCTGTAACTACACTACCATCAGTAGCATGCCAATGAGTTCCTTTTGTAGGATCTTTCATTTCGTGCTTAGCTGGTGATCCTTCATGCCCCATTTTCATTGGTCCTTTCATCATCATTGCTGATTTTGAATGCTTAGACATCCATGATCTTCCGCCACTAGCATCTCTAGCTACTGGATTATCATTCATAAGATTGTATTTTTCTTGTTTTACTGACTCTCCTTTTCTCGTACCATAGTGATGGTTTTGAGCTGGTGAATCGTGTCCCATTTTAGCTGCAGAACCCATGCAGTGTCCTTCAAGTGGGCTATGTCCCATTGTAGCGGGTGATTTTTTTCCGTAAGGCATAATATTAATTTTTAAGTTTAACTGTGATGTTTTTTATCGTATTTCATATCTCCAGCAAGCTTAGAGATGTGTTTTTCATCAGCAGTCATTTTTTCATCGCTATGACCGTGATGTGCGTCGTATATAATATCGCGCTTTAAATAATCTATATGAGCAGCATCATCGCGCTCTGTAGCTTTATAGTTGCTAGCAGTTACTTTAGTATGAGCGTGATCCATGCAGCATCTAGCGTTACCTGTATATTTCCCGTAATGTCCTTTTTCCATTTTATTTTCATTTAAAAAGTGGTTTGTTTTTATTGTCTTTTAAATCTTTAACGTCCATTATTGAAAGTGTTTTTGTTGGATCAAAATCTTTAATATCTTTGTTTGTATTTCCAATAATAGGATATTTTCTTACTTCAAACGCCTCTCCTTGACCAAATGGATTATAAATATTTCCATTTTTATCTACTCTAACTACTCCGTCTTTAGTAAGTTTTAATTTAGTATTTTCTCTAAACCACTTTTCGTTTTTTTTATTTTTTTTATTAGTGGCATTCATGTTATTAATCACTTTATTTTTGTGATCGTCTGTTACATCAGTTTTTTTTTTGGATTAACGCCTCCACTTATAGCTTTACCCATTGCTTCTCCCATTTTTCCAGACGCCTCTACCATTGTTGTGTAATCTACTTCTTCTCTAGGCTTATAATACATATCAGAAGTTAATCCTTGAACAGCAGTGACTGGAGCATGAAGAGGTGATTTCATTTTACCTGGCGCTCCTTTTCCACCATCTGCTCTACTAGCGTGAACTGCTTTTCTTTGAGCATCAGACACATATCCTTTAACAGGCGAGTCTGATCCGTGAGATTTATCTGCTTTTTTAGCTTCATCCAAAAGTTTAACTACTTCAGGATTGTCTAAATCAGGAGCATCATCTCTACCACTTGATTCTTTAGAAAGCCTCATTGCTTCTTGTCTTAATTTTTCTCCGTGCTCGTAAAGCGGAGACTTATTCATAAATGCTGATCCAAATTTTGTCATAGTTTATTTTCTTTTACAGCCAAAATTTTTAGCATAGTTAGCCATTTTGACAACGTGAGGTTTGTAATTATCTTTGTCTTTCATTACAGCGCTAGCAGCAGAGCACGCGTCTTTAAAACCGTTTTTCTTAGCCCAAGCCGTAAATTTTCCTTCATTTTTTTCTTTAACTTCAGGAAACTCTTCTTTTTTCTTTTTTAAAAATGGAGATGTATACATTATTTATAAACTTTAGCTTTTGAAGTTATTGGCCCAGCTTCATACTTGCATGGGTATTTAGAAACTTGCATACCAGTAATACCTGAACTAGATCCAACACCCATTGGAAAACCTTCTTTACTTAAAGGTCCGTCCCATATAGCGTTTTCACCTATTTGCCCTGACAACTTAGGGTTTTTACGTATTTTATCAATATCGTGATTCATAATACTTATTTTTTATATTTATTTATTTTAAACATCAATGGAGCTCCTACTGCGTTTTGTCTTGCAAAAAGATCACCGAATATCTGATTAGCGTTTTGTTTAGCTGGTTCGTTAAAAACAGGTTGCATAGCTGACGCCGCTGCTGGAGCAGGTGGAACATTTGTTAATTCAACTGGTTGTCTACCTACTTGACCTCTTGTTTTTAGTGATTGTAATCTAGCTAAATTTTCAGCACCACCAGCCGCTTGTTCTTGAGTTGCAAAACTTGTTTGAGGTATTGCATTAATTTCGTTTTGTTTTGATGCAATAAAATCTTGTATTTCTTTTGCTCTTTGAGCTCTTCTAGCTGTTTCTCTATCTTGAGATGCTTGCAAGTCTGCAGAAGACATGTATCCATCATTTGTGATCATGCCGTCACTGCCTACAGCGCTACGTCTTGAATTAAGTCTTTGAAACACACCTGCTCCTGGATCTCCTCCTAGTGCTCCTGAAATACCTCTAAATATACTCATCTGTCTTTATCGTTGTTTACGTTATAAATGGCTTTTGTCATAACTTTATCAGTATATGAATCACCATTAATTATTTTATTTCTTCTACCTGTATTTATATCTTCTTCGCCTAGCATTATTCTGTATATTCTACTTATAAGTTGCTTACCCTTAAAAGATACTTTATATATATGGTATTTTTGAGTAGATCTATTTCTATGTCTCCACACTTTTATCCAACCCTGTTTTAGCAGTCTATTCCATCGCCGGTTGTCCCAGCTGTAAGAATAAACACCCATTTCAAAATCTTTTTTAGTAAAAAACTCTATACAGTCAAGGTATATAAGAAGTTCTAGGTCTGCGTCATTTAAATCATTATTGCGACAGGCCCATTTTCGTATAATTCGATAGTGTTTTAAAAGGTTTAACTCTCTTATGTCACTAGCGTCTAATCTCATAATACAACGACTATGTCACCTGATTTTATAACGTGATAAGATTCTTTATCAATTTCTATTTTGTGACCAGCATGACGATCAAAGTATATTACATCGTTTGGTTTAACACCAGCTACTTCGTCTCCTGCAGAAACTACTGTAGCTTGAATATAACGTATATCGTCTCTTTGGCTTTCAGCAAGTAAAAGACCACCAGTTGTTTTAGTAGTACCTTCTTTTGCTTTGTTTATTATTAAGTTTCTACCTAT